CACCCGAAGCGTAGTGTTCGCAACGGCACCGAGACTAGCACTGACTGTGGGAATAAACTTAAAGAAGAAGAAGTTAAAATCCTCGCCAGCAGAGTGCATAATGGTGGCGTACCGGGAAGTTCCTGGAGTGTCGTCTATGCTCTTTGTCTTAAAAGCAACTACACCAGCGCATTGATTGTCTCGCCGTGAGGTGGAGGTGAAGTTCATAGTGCCAGTGTGGAATTTTACAGTGTTGTAATCAGGCACTTCGAACTCGACAGCTTCACCCATAGCGGGGTAAAGACGAGCAAATCCGTTATCGTACCGCAAACCACCAGTGTACTCTAGAATGGAAGCAGCAATCTGAGAGGTAGATTGTAAGGTCCCTGGATTCACGAAAGTGGTATCGAAGGTGTTGTAGTGGGGATAAGGATCCCAAAGTTGATCGACTCTGGCGTCAAGCTGAAAGTACACGTCGGTGTAGGCGATATCGTCAGGATTGTCAAAGAGAATCTTCCAGCGCTGATTGCCACGATAACCAAGAAAGCAGGTCCTGAGAAAACTGACAGGGGTGTTTCTCACGTAGTTTGCATTGCCTGAACCAGAGTCAAGGTCATTGTTACCAGCGTTAGTAAAATCTCCGAAGTTAAGAGGAATATTTGGCAGACGCATCACTCTATGAACCTCCAGAGGATCTGACACAATCGGTATTCGACGCCACCGGGTTGATCTCTTCATCAGGGAACGAAGAGACTGATTATTCTCACCCATAGTACGGGTAAGAAAGGACTCATTGCGAACTGTGCGATTTCCGAGGGTAACACATAAAGACCGGCCACCGGTAGAGGGAGTGTCAGAAACTTTAGATTGAGGCGTAAGGAAAGACAAAACGTTGTTGTTGGGATGAGCGAATTGGATATTCTCACCACCCCTTATGTAAACGTTAATATACGCCCCCTGAGTTGAAAGAGTAGATGATAACTCATTATCAGGAAAAAGCTTAATGACTCCGTTAGTGAAAGTATCGGTGTGTGCACTGTTCATCCAGGAAGCGCTAAGCCACCCGGCCGAAGGGTTAGTGTTGCACCACTCGTTTGGTTGCTGATAAGGGATAGTGTAGCAAATGGAACGTTCGTAGGAAATGTCCACTACGTCCGAAAAAAGAACATTGGTGTTCGTGGGAATAGCAGGCGCCACTTGTGGATCGTAGATCATCCTGAGTCGGCCTTTGTGAAAGGCACTAGCCACAATCTCAATCTTGAACTCAATGTCTCCATTCCAATAAGTATTAGCGGCGGCACAAAGAGCTAATGGTGTTGGGTTAACACCAAAACCCACTGCAACGGCATCAGGAGATAGAGCGGGCTGCACAGCAAGGGCAAAGAGAGCCGTTAGCGGAGAGGTCGAGGGGGACCAAGTGTAAGATCCGATATATCCCCACTTTCGCGCAAGAAAGCCATAAGAAAGCTCATCCTCAGTCTGCCCACATATGCCCACTGAGCCAACGTTGATGGAAAGCTCCTTCTTGGGATCAGCTGACAATTTGGTGCTATAATCATACCCCACGAGCGGGGCAAACGACTCGAAGACGGTCGTTCTCATCTTGGAAGGCTCAATAAGGTAGGAGGGCTTACTGAATCCAAAAAGAGCGGCCAATTTGGAAGCAGCGCCCGC